GCTCTATTAAGACAAGCAAAAATTACGTAAAGAAGTATAGGGGCCAGGGCAAGTAAAAAGCCTTGGACAACTTTTAGTATATTTGCATTATTAAAATCTAATTTAACATCATGAGTAAAATCGCAGAAAACGAATTACAGGAGCTTCAGGGTCTACACGCTGAATTTAATAAGATTAAAAGCCAGCTTGGGGACATCGCTCTACAGGAACATGCTTTGTGCCTGAAGACTGAAGCTATTAGGAAAAGCTTTCAAGACCTTGAGAAAGGCTTGATGGAAAAGTATGGAGAAAACGCAGTAATAAACCTGGAGACAGGCGAAGTAAAGCAGAAAGAAGACAATGGCTAAAATAGAAAATACTACAGTATACCCTACGGTAACCCCTGCATCAGAAGACCTTCTCATTGCAACGGATGTTAGTGATAACAATAAGACGGTAACATTTCTTGTTAGCGATGTAGCGGGGACGGGTGTCGTTGCTCAGGGATTACAATCTGTATTAGATACCGGCAATACTGCCACTCAAGATATATCTCTTACAGGTAACATAACTGTAGTAGGAACTATTACACCAACAACCTTAACCGCATCTAATGGTGTGGGTACTGCGGGTCAGATCCTTTCATCCACTGGATCAGGCCTACAATGGATAGCCTCACCTTCGGTAAGCTGTTGTGACTTAGACAGCGTAATGGCCGCAGGCAATACTACATCACGCGATCTTCTTATCACGGGCAACATTGACATGAGCGGCATTGGTACAGCATTAAAGCTTAGTAATGGAGTTGACATGACGCTTGCCGTTGGATCAAGTATTACATCATCAGATGTGATCAACCTTGGTACAACATTAAACTTCGGGGCAACAACCGCAATTAATGATTATGCTGGGTCTACAGGTAGTGCAGGGCAAATACTGACTGTAAACGCTGCCGGTACAGGGGTTGAATGGGGGACACTCCCAACACCGTCCATCCCAACTATTCAGCAGGTTCTTACGGCAGGAAATATTGCCACTGCCGTGGGCATTAGCTTTGTAGGGGCAAGTGCCACTACTTTTGATAGCACAGCAAACATCACATCTGCCGGAACAAATGTTTGGAGCGGGAACAACACTTTCTCTGCAACAGGAACAGCAGCTGGCACGGCAGGTATCGCCCTCACGGGTACACTATATGATGGAGCATCAGTAGGTACATCGGGTCAGGTTTTAACAAGCACAGGGTCAGGCGTTGCATGGGCATCAACTGCAGGTGTTAGCTCTGTAACTGCTCAGACACCAGCCACTTCTTCAGGAACACCTATCACTATCAGCCCTACATCAGGAGCTGTACAGGTAACATCAAACGCTTATGCTGGAGGATCAAATGTTGGTCATGTGCCAGCAGGAGGTACAGCAGGAACATTCCTTCAGGGAGATGGCACATGGGCCGGCAACGGTGGAGGATTTGCTCACACTTACAAGTTCTGCAATGATGGATCCTCAATGACGAATAATGTTTACTACACGTTTTTAGGTATTGATGATGCAGATTTTAGCTCTAAGGCTACATCTGCTACAAATAACCTTGGCGCCAGTTCACCCACAGCAGGCACGTATAGTGATATAGATTATCATTCAGGATTTATATTCTCAAACGGACAGGCAGGGTCATGCGCTTCATCGATTGATGTGCCTACGGTATGTTCAGTTGATTTTTCTTTAATGACAGATGTAGGGGCAGAGTATGAAATGTCTTTATGGAAACTTCAAGAATGCACCAATGCAGCAGGCGTTCTTGTTGCTCAAGGTGTAATAAGCGCAAACGTAAACACTCTTGAATGCGTTAATGCTACCCTTACTGCGGTCAACACTACTCTTGATGCTGGTCGCGGTTTATATTTCACATTAAGACATGTAGCCGTTTCAGGAAGTATTACACCTCAGCTTCAGGGTAAAATCAATATTAAATTTAGTCAATCATAATGAAATGGATATTCGTAAAATATCAATCGGCGCGGACTACAAGTCCGGGGCCATGCACTACCTTGTAGGACAGGATGTCCTGGGTGGATCGCATAGTATACATCTTATTCAAGCCGATGATGAGTCCTATAAAATATGGATTCAGAAGGATGAAGAGGTGTTCATGTGGAAGGAGTTCCGCAAGACATTACCAATATCTTTAGAGTTTAATATTAAGATACGACAACATTAAAAACATTGGCGGAATGGATTTCGTCACAAGCGTATCTCAGGAGGATCATAAGGCATCAAACAGATTTGCAACTGTAGTAGAGACACCTATCAACTATGATGGGCCTATTGACATTGGTGACACGCTGCTTGTCCATCATAACGTATTTAAGTTTTTCTATGACATGAAGGGAAGGGAGAAAAGCGGACGTAGCTTTTTCAAAGATGATCTTTTCTTTATAGATAACGAGCAGTTCTTCTTGTACAAGAAAGACGGTGAATGGAAGGCACATGGTAAGTATTGCTTTATAAAGCCGGTCGATGCTAAGGAGTCTTTTATCTTCAAGGCTGGTGAGGAGCCATTAGTCGGAATAATTAAGTATATTAATAAGGAGCTGGAAAGCAAAGGGCTAAAAGAGGGTGATACTATTTCGTTTGAACCTGATAGTGAATATGCGTTTCAGGTGGACGGTGAAAAGCTATATCGCATGTTTACGTCAAACATTAAACTAAAGCTATAGGTGGAGAAGATAGAGGCTTGGTTAGAATGTGGGTGTAAGCTAAAAAGGATAAAGGGCAAGTACAGATGGGATAGATGCCCAAAGGCTATTGCCATTTATAAAGAATATGAAAAGACAAAAGATATAAAGTGGCAAGATGAATATAACAGACACTTCAGAAATTAAGAAAAGCATTATTGAGGCTGGCTATAAAGCTGTAAAGCAACTTATAAAGGTTGCTAAAGAGGACATAATTAAGTATGACAAGGATGACGAGCTGGCCGCCGACAGGCTAAAGAATGCAGCGGCTACAAAAAAGCTTGCCATCTTTGATGCGTTTGAGATCTTAACACGAATAGAAAACGAAAGTGCTATGTTAAATGGCAATACGTTAGAAAAGAAAAGTAACACACCAAAAGGATTTGCAGAATCAAGATCAAAATAGCATCTACAGAGTAGTCAAGGATTACATACCCAAGAGTGTGCTGTCAAACAAAAACAAGGCGCACACATGGCAGTATGGGTACAATAAAAAATATGATGTCGTAGTCATATCTAAGGATGGCACTGTAGGTGAGGTATATGACATCAATGGTGTCAAGGTGGCGCTACCTGCAAAGCCAAAGAACGCTTATAAGCGCAGCGATACTAAAGCTGACCAGTACTGGGAGGCGTTTGAATACCCAAGGGAGCTGAGTCGCATATCATCTATATTTCAGTGGCATGACGCTCCTGATCAATTTAAAACTCAATGGGTTGATTATGTAGAACAGGAGTTTGATCGAAGAGAGGAAGGCTTCTGGTTCTACAACAACGGTACGCCAACTTACATTACCGGCACACACTATATGTATTTACAGTGGACCAAGATAGACGTTGGGCACCCTGACTTCCGAGAGGCTAATAGAATATTCTATATATACTGGGAGGCATGCAAGGCAGATCCACGCAGCTTTGGAATGTGCTACCTTAAGATCAGGCGTTCCGGGTTTTCATTTATGAGTTCGTGTGAGGGCGTTAACCAAGCCACGATAACCAAAGATGCTCGCGTTGGTATACTGTCTAAGACGGGATCTGACGCCAAAAAGATGTTTACCGATAAAGTGGTTCCTATATCTAATAACTACCCATTCTTCTTCAAGCCTATACAGGATGGTATGGATAAACCAAAGACAGAGTTAGCTTATCGGGTTCCAGCATCTAAGATCACCAAGAAGAACATGTACGATATAGATGAGGAGAGGCTGGAAGGTCTTGACACAACTATTGACTGGAAGAACACATCTGACAACAGTTATGATGGTGAGAAGTTAAAGTTGCTTTTGCACGATGAGAGCGGTAAGTGGGAGAAGCCTGAGAACATTCTAAACAACTGGCGCGTAACTAAAACGTGTTTGCGTCTGGGTAGTAAGATCATCGGCAAGTGTATGATGGGGTCTACTTCCAATGCCCTTGACAAGGGAGGTAATAACTTCAAGAAGCTGTATATGGATTCTGATCCAAGAAACAGAAATGCAAACGGTCAAACCAAGAGTGGGTTGTATTCGTTGTTTATACCTATGGAGTGGAACTTCGAGGGGTACATCGATAGATATGGCATGCCGGTATTTTATACTCCTGATAATCCTGTTGTTGGTGTAGATGGTGAAGATATATATCAGGGAGCGATAAGCTACTGGGATAACGAGGTTGAGTCACTTGGTGCTGATCCGGATGCTCTTAATGAGTTTTACCGACAGTTCCCTCGTAGCGAGTCGCATGCGTTTAGAGATGAGAGTAAGCAATCCATATTTAACCTCACAAAGATCTATCAGCAGATTGACTATAATGACTCATTGATTACAGCACATCATTTAACCAGGGGTTCGTTCTCATGGCAGAATGGCATAAAGGACACCAAGGTTGTATGGAGCCCAAACAAAAGTGGCCGGTTCCTGGTTAGCTGGACCCCTCCTCCACATTTACAGAACAGGGTAGATATTCGCAATGGCATTAAGTATCCTGGCAATGAGCACTTGGGGTGCTTTGGGTGTGACTCTTACGACATATCAGGTGTGGTAGTCGGTAAAGGGTCTAATGGTGCACTGCATGGGCTGACTAAGTTCAACATGGATGACGCTCCGAGCAACGAATTTTTCCTTGAGTATATTGCACGACCACAGACCGCAGAGATATTTTTCGAGGAGGTTCTTATGGCTTGTGTATTCTATGGCATGCCTATCCTTGCAGAGAATAACAAGCCTCGATTGCTGTATCATTTAAAGAACCGTGGGTACAGGGGGTTTTCGATGAATAGACCGGATAAGGCTTACAACAAGCTATCTAAGACGGAAAGGGAGCTTGGAGGCATACCCAATACATCTGAGGATGTAAAGCAGTCTCACGCGGCAGCTATAGAGTCTTATATTGAAAAGCACATAGGCATTGATATATCAGGGTCTTTTAGGGATTCAGACGATATGGGTACGATGTACTTCACCAAAACGCTGGAGGACTGGGCTAAGTTTGATATTAACAACCGGACGAAGTATGATGCGGCTATTAGTTCAGGCTTAGCTATAATGGCTAACCAAAAGCACCTCTACACACCCACTCAACAGAAATCAAAAATAAGTATTAATTTTGCAAGGTATAATAATAGTAATTCAGTAAGCCAACTTATTAAATGAAAGGAATCCAGATCGACATTAAGTCTGCGGCCTTCCCTGATCAATTTGTCTCGGATGCAGACAAAAAGAAAAAGGAGTTCGGCTTGCAGGTAGGACAAGCTATTCAGTATGAATGGTTCAGACGGGACGG